CTCATAACCTCCTGAATACATTATACCCTTAATTAATGTCCACAATCCATGTATATGATTAACTAATTTCACATTTATCTTTTCTGCTAACAATATAAAACAACGTCTCATAAACTCTTCATCTGCTGGTGTTCGAGTCTTAAAATATCGTCGACCTGACGCAACATACAACGACAACATCCAATCTCGTATTGTTTTATCTAATTTATCAAAATCTCCTGTATGCCAAACCATATTCGGAGAGAACGCATGCATTCGTACAGCTAAGCGCTCTGCTTCTCCATACGTCCAACGATGACCTATCTTAATAACGTCTCCCCTCTCTAATAACTGCTTTGGTATCATACACACACGAGACAAAAATTGCTGAATCATGTTAGGGATAAAAAACTCACGACATTTATATTCTAACTTCTTACATGATTCTTCATCAGGCGGCCAGCAATATTTAAATTCATCCTTTAATCGAATTACACAATATGTATCTAACTCATATTTATATTTGTCTCGTAATTCAGGTGAGAAAAATATTTGCTTCATCCATTCGTGAAATCGTGATGCAAAATATGGAAATTGATGAAACTTTTTCCCACCAAATATAACTGCTACTTCCTCCCCACCTACTGGCACTGTGTATTCTGCATGCGGACGTATTCCTGCCGAAGATTGCATGTTTGACACAAATGTCTTCAACATGGCTGGATGATAATTGAAATGGATTGTTTTATGATACTTTTCAACTCCCAAAAATGAATCTACCAACAACATTGCTTTGGGTAATAACTGTCGAACATGGTCAAATTCAAATCTACTCTGTGTATCATTCTTTGAAAATTCAGAATACAACATAGCGATTTTCTCTGGTGTCACATTTTCTTGTGTATTCACTACTGCCTTATATCCACCATATCGCCCAAACATGATACGCTGAAACATATGCGTATTCAACCAAATCTCAGACTCTGTCGGCTCACGTGGGCTCTGAAAATCTTCATCTCTTGGCACTATTCGTGGATATCTAACTTTCGCTGCTTTCAAATATAATTGATCTAACTCGGCAACAATTGCATGTAATCTCTCATCATATGTCACAACATGTTGCCGAGGTAAGTTTGCAGACTTAAACGGAGGACGAATTAACTTATTATGTGGGCGTTGGTAGTGCTGTGCTGCAAGCTCTAACAATTGTTTGGAAAAATATAACCGATCCGTACACAAAGATACTACAGGAATCTGCCCTGGTTCCACAAAAATATCATATTTTAAACATTCCGCTACTAACCAAAAATATTGATCCGCTAGCGTTAGAACTTTCCCTGCTCGTATTCGTGGCGATAAAAACTTCAACGGTGGTGTGATATGTGGAAAAGACACTTCTAAATCGCAACGACAAGTAGCTGCTCCATGATTATCACATTGCGCACCCCTCCACACCACTCGAAACTGCGTATGACCTGGTATGACCTCTCCTCCTACATGTCTTTTTCGTTGTGAAGAAAACATATATCTTATTATTGGTATATTAAATCTCCGTGTTACTCGTCTTAAATCACTCAGTCCGATGTATCGTATTTCGTCTGTACAATCACAGACTCTTCTTTCTCTTAAATTTAATTTTAATTCTATTTTGTCAAAGTTGTAAAACTCTCAGGTGCGCTTATCCGCG